TGATTGTTTTTTCAGTATCTCCTACAGCAAATCCAAGAGTTCCATCTTTTGATTCATAGTCAACCTCACCTTTTGCTGTTCCATCTTTAGTGATAAAGGTAACACTAGATGCCATGTCTAGATATCCACTTCTAGTCACAGTAAATACAGCATCATCTCCCTCAGTAACAATTACATTATTGATATTGTATTCCATCACAGGAACATTTGGAGTTGTCTGAACACCGCCAACAAATGATATGTTAGTAGATTTTATAGTAGTTCCACTCTGAGCATCTTCACAAACATATTGCGACCAATCTTCACCATCAATTGGGAAAAGATCATCCAAGTCTTTTAGAAGATTATCAAGGAAGTCTCCATCACCTTGTTTTTCTGTCTCACAATCTGTGCAAATAACAGTAGTTTTTGAGCACTTCTTTCCAGGACCACTGCAAGAAATTCCAAGTAAATCTAGAACATAGTTGATTGCATCACCAATAATATTGATGGCAGAAGCAACTGCTCCGAGAATGTCTTGGAGTGGTCCAAGAACAGACTGTAGGATTTCTTCTAACAGAGAAGTAATCTTGTTTAAAATACCTTCTACAAGAGAATCTACTAGACATGCAGCTGCTTTATATGCTTGGAACAAGTAACCAAACAAGAGATCTTGTAGAAATGCAGCAAGACGATCTCCCAAATCCTCCATTGAACATCCCAATTCTGCAAGAATGTCATTAAAATATTTTGTGATCGGGGAGAGAGAATTTCCCTCTGGATTAACACCAAGAAGAATGTCCGTCAGATCTTTAATTCCTGCCTTAATTTTCTTAAGAACATATCCTTTTACTCTTGCTACAAACTTTCTTACTACTCGGACTGCCTTGTTTACGTAATCTCTTCCAACTCCAATAGCTTCGTAAAGTTCACCATTCAATTCACCGACAAGATATGATCCTAACTTCCCATCATTGTTCTGGACTTCATATAACATCTCACTAATAATTCTCTTAAGTGAGTTATTAAGATCATTTTCTTTACCACACTTGTCAGCAACTTCAATACAGAAATTTTTACCGCCTGGGTTTGTAGCAGAAGACTTTTTATTCTTCGCTTCAATTAAAGCCGTTGTTCTAGATCCAATTTTATTGTCTTCCGAATCTACTAGATCTGCTCCAGTAGCAACATGACCACTGGTCTGTACAGTTCTTGGTGCCTTTGCTTCTGGATCTTGATCAGCAGCTACAGTATCTGGACTTAAAAATGTAGTGAATGACTTACACCCGCTTTGATCGGGTGTGGGATTTTCTGGTAATGGTTCACTGGAAGATGCCGCGACAGTTCCAATAGAACCCATGATAACGGGTTGTTGTTTATCAGGATCTAAGTAAAAACCTACAACCCACACTCCAGGTTCTAGTTGATCCGAGATGGATTTAGAACCACCTGGGACATGTGGGTTGCTGACGGGCATCATTGTGATTGCCCATGGTAAATCTTCAGAGGCAACTGCATCACAAGATTGAGGATGTAATCCTAAGACCCTGACCTTATAGCGACCAGAAGCTTTGGGATCATCCCCTTTCTTGGATTCAATTTGCCCAATCCACCAAGAGAATCCGTCAGATCCAATTTGGTTTGTTGGGTATAAACTACTCAACGCATCCATATTACTCAGTTGTCATGAATTTTGCACTCAGGTGCTCCTGGTTCTTGGTCACAATAAAGTTCAAGTGGTGATGGATCGTGATGATCTCCTGCTTCAATCTCTTCTTTGTGATGCTCAACATACTCTTCCAGATCATGCAGTTCACCTTCAATGTGACGACGCTGCTGTGGAGAGGTCATAGGATTTTGAAGAATTTCCTTGTCCTTCTCAATATGTTTTTCAATAGATTCCATTTAAAACTCCTTAGTTGATTTTGGTGTCTTTGTCTTTAATACCGTAAGAGTCACGGATCAGTTCCAATACAGTATATACATTCTGATTGGCGATGTCAAACTGGTGGTTCAATTTTTTGATCAAATATGTACCACTATGTTCTGGATCCCACACTTCATCTTCGCGGTTCTGATCTGGTACTTGATTATTAATCCTAATTTCAACTTTATCTCCAGCACACAGTTCTAAGTGTCCTGTTATAGAAATGGTCAATTCTTGATTGAACATAATTCCAAGACGAGCAAGTCCTTGTGATAGGTATTGCTTCTGCCAATCTGGAAACATATTGGTTGCATCTTGTTCACCTAAATCTTTATCTTCGTTTGATGCAACTCCATTTCCATTGTACCAGTTTTCGTGATTGACGATGGTTGACATTACCCTGGTAGGATATTCAGATAATGTACTTTGACCGACAGGAAGTTTTGTTTGACTTCCAAGGTGCTCCATATCATTCCAGGTGTCTTTTAACGAATAAACATACTCCTCGTATTTTCCAGTATTTATGTTGAAGAAACAGACGATAGAAGAGTAAGATCCCTCCCTCATCTTCTGCATGATATCAATCTCTGCACCAAAAATAACTTCTTGAATTTTATTCAGTGATTCGTCAGTAGTCTTTCCTGGCGTATAAGAAAACTTCTTGAGTTGTTCTTCGCCTTGTTTACAAAGTTTGTCAATAGATTTGAAAACGTACCCTTTATTGGTTTGGAAGAAAAAGTATCCTGCGGTTCCAGAAGATTTCTGTGCGTCTGTAGATCTAACGTCAGAGGAAGCACTAGTTGCAGATCCAGAAGACTCTGAACTTGACTTACTCTTATAAGTGTCAGAAGAAACTGTTTTATGACAGAGAGATCTAATCACACTAAATGGTGTTTTCTTTGCTGGAATCATTCTCACAGTTGTTGCCGATGGTTCAGAATCTAGTTCCGAGACTTTCAAATAATCATTCAATATAGTCTTAACAACTGAATCAGTATTACCACTCAAGACTCTGTTAACTCTAATTCCTTCATTAACAAGACCTTCTTCAGAAATCAAACATAACGTGTATATCTGTCTCCTTTCAGCACTAATTCTATTAGCAACTTTCCAAACTCTAAACTTAAAATTGAACTCTTCTTCTTTGGCATCAATGACTTTCATTTCAACACGCTCAAATCCTTGAATAGGCATGTTTGCCACAAGGTTTTCAGCATTATCAACAACTACCATTGTTGCACCATATGCTGGCCATAACACAGATTCATGATACTGAACATGTGTGACCAAAGTTACAATATTTGCATATGGTTGTGAATCATCACCAGCTTTATAGATGGCAATAGAGACTGGTTTAAAACTAGATGCGTAGGGTTTTGAGTTAAAATCTTCTGCCATTCTCAATTATACGGAGATGGATATAGTGCGCCGAATCCAGGGTCTCCCATATTACTGATACGTGAGAAAGGATCTTCTGATGTAGTAGCAGCAGTCTGCTGATTATTTATTACAATGGGATCAGGTTGATTGACGCTCTTGTCAAGTTTATTGAGTGCCTGTTCTTGAGAACGAAGATTGACAAAATCTGTTTTTGCACCAGTAGATGGTGGACGACCGATCAACTGCATAAACTGATCAATTGCCATTTGATTCACCATCTCTCTATCCGCTTCCATTTTTGCATTAGCTTCACGGACATGATCACCAATAGGACCAGGCATAAATTGCAGTAATGTTGGTAACAATGTTATCAAATTTCTACCTCTAATTCCCCTGAAGGATGGAGTACGAGGAACCACACTACTACCAGTTCTCATCTGCATTCTCAATCTATTTGCAGTAGCACTGTTAGGTCTGTAATTTGGATCCATCAACTTAGTTGCAAGGTCTCTACCCTTATCAAACATAGCACCTGTAGTCTTTGCCTGTGGTTCTAAGAAGTTAATTCTAGGTGCGTTTGAAGGAACAATGCTCTTAACAACACCACCAGGCGCTTGTCTACCACCAAGAGATCCAGTTGTTCCAGCATATCTTTCAGCACCGCTCAATGTAGGAGCAGAGTATGCACCTTTACCAAGGATCTGTGGTTTGCTAGATGGTATGTAATTTTGACCCTGCATCATAGCATTGAATCCCTGGGCATTCATGCCAGTAAATCCTACTCTAGCTCTAGTTCCTCTTGCTAGTCCTTGTGCTCCACCAGTACCATAATCATTTGAGAATCTTTGGATCTTAGTTCCACCGCCGCCAGTGCCACGACGATATCCACCAACTCCTCCTCTACCTGTAAATACACCAAGAGGATCCCACCAAGCACGATCTCCTCCAGTTGAAGAAGAGTTTTTCATTTCATCTCTCTTGTCCTGCTCTTCTGCTTGATTCTCAGACTGACGAATCAAATTATTCGTAATTGTATTAGAGACACCAAATGTACTAGCGATAGGAGCAGAGACTGATTTTAATTGCTCTCCAACATTACCAGCAATAGATCCCATGCCACTAACTGCTTTCTGCATTAGTGACATCGTTACAACACCACTTGCCTTGATAGGCAACTCCATTGCTTTAGTAAGATTGTCAGTCTGCTCTTGGAGATTAGGAATTGCCTGTGGTTCTACAGCAGCAATCTTATTAAAGACATTTCCACCAAACTTTTCAAAATTAGGTTCTGCCTTTGTAGGCATCATTCCTGTTTCTGCCATCTGAGGCATCATAGGAGTTTCTGGTTTCTGCCTTATCTTTCCATCAATAGCACTCGGTTCACCCTGAGTGTAATTGTTATCTAATGGGATGATCAACTCATCACCATGAAGTTTAGCAAGATAACCACTATCAGGTCCAGATGCTATACCACCGCGCTCATATCCAGGACCCAAATCATTATATGAAGTGATATCAGTAAATGTCTCACCAGGATCAAAGTCTTCAGCGTCGTTCTTTCTATTAATCTCCTCCCTCTTAGTGGGATCTTCACCAACTTTTACCAGACTTTCAGTACCAGAGAAATCAAATTCTTTTGCTAATTCACCTTTTCTTCTTTGTACTTGCTCACGATCTTGCTGCTGTTTTGCAAACGTGTTCTGATCTCTCAGAGCATCAATAATTGCATCAAGTTTAGTCTCTAATAGATCTGAGTTTTGCTCTAATTGCTTAATTGTACCAAACAGACCCTCTCTAGTTGCGATAACGTCTGTTTGAGTTTCATCCAATCTCTCACTTAAAGAAGCGATATTGGCATTGATTGCTTTTATTACTTGTGCTAAGAATACACCAAGTTTTTTATCGTTAACCTTTACTGGTTTTTCAGCAGTTGTTGATTGTACATTACTTGGAACATTTTTACCAGTGAGATAAGATGACTGGTTAAATGCTTTTTCTTTGGGATTTGCTAATTGTTGGTATTCTGGTAACTTCCTGAGATGAGCAGGAACACCCATGAGAGGGTCATTAGATGATTGACCACGTGCTAAAAGATCTGAATAATTAGTCTTTGGTACAAATCTACTTCCAAGAGTATTTTTAATTAATCTATCTCTTGCCGCTCTAGCAGTAAACTCTCCACGATCAAATTCAACATCAACACCATATTTTGCTGCTTCTTTCTGCGCTGCTTCTTTCTGCCCCTTCGCTTCACTAATGATGCCAAAAATTTGATCAGCAATTGCTGAAGTTAGTGATGTGGTCAGATCTCCACTATATGTCGTAGTATAACCTGCCATCTTATGCTCCTAACACCGCCATTAGATAATCTTTACTTGGATTATTATTGCTGTTATTACTAGTTATAAGAGTAGATCCAGCATCTTTAACTACCGTACTGTTATTGATTACAACTGTCTGAATAGCAAGTTGTTGTTCCATATCTTCCATTAACTGACTATTAGACTGAAGATCTTCAGATTTATTGTTTAGTCCTGGGAGTAATTTTAGAAGTTCAGTATTTTGTTCTCTTTCTCTTCCCTTCTGCAATCCATCATTAATACCTTTTTCAATTGCACCAGGAAGTCCCATTATAATCTTCTTCCATTCCTCAAGACCCTGCATAATAGTAAGATCTGGGAAGAACGGAATTCCAGAACCAACTTTATTATCAACTGCTGGTGGTGAAGTTAGATCAGTTTCTTCCTCCTCAGGAGGTTGCATTGAATTAAATCTCTTGACATAGTTTAGAGCACTAGTCATTCTCTGATCAGTATGAGGAACACCTGCTGCTTCATACCAATTCAACCAATTCATTGCCAGTTCTTGTGGATCATTTGAAGATGCAATCCAATCTGATAGACTGTATCTAAATCCATTTGGAAGCATTGGACGACCCTCTTCGTCTGTAGGAATTTCTCCAAATTCATACAACGTCCATTCAATCTGTGCTTCAATATCATTAATTAAATTATTTGGATTGTTACCCTTACTTGCATACCATTTAAGTGCCTGATCCCAACGTCCAGGAGTCTCCCACTGCGCTAATCCACGACCAGGACCACCACTCAGTTGTTTCATTCTAGTGAATCCCATTGTCTCCACATCAAAGTTTGCCATGATGGCAGCAATATGGGCGTCTGACAGATTTGCCGCTTTTAATTTCTCATATACACGACGTTCAATATCATTCTTGAACTCAGTTCCAGGTCCACCTTCACCACCTTCTTCTCCACTCGTAACAGGGTTTTCTATTGGACGAGTAACTACACTCATATGAGTAACAGCACGATTTGCATTACTGATAATATAATTTGTCAATGCTGCAGCATTAGAGTATGGTCCGCTTATCTGACCTTTCTTAGTATTAGGTTCAAAAAAGTCAAGACTAGTATGGGGTCCTGTCATGCCACCAGCTCCTGGGAGTGGTCGCCCTGCTGCTTCATCCCATCCAACTGCACCTAAACGAGTTCCTGCAGAGATTTCTTGACCCTCTTTGACTGATATTCCTCCATTTGGAAAGTGTGCATACAGAGCATCAAACTCTTTACCATTATGAGGATCTACACTCCTTACAACAACTACATTTCCATATCCAGCACCATATAATGGTCCTACTTCTACTACTTTACCAGAGAAGACTGCATAGTTTGACATATAGTCACCAAAACTAAAGTCAAGTCCTGGTTCTCCACTAGCATCTACTCCCTGACCACCATGGAACTGAACAGTTGTTGATCCAGCACCAGGAACTGGTGAAGGGATCTTTTGATTTCCACCAGGACCATTTGGATCAGAATTTTCAATTTCCTCATATTCAATTTCATTAGTATTGTCAGTATCTTTATAGTTCACATCATCCTTAACTTTTTCAACCCTCTTCTCTAGTGTTTCTCTAATTCCTGGTGCTGGAAGAACTGGTTGAACTGTTGCAGATCTTCCTACATCAGAATTCATAGGAAGACGAACAAAATCATATTTTACTTTACTCTTTGTAATTTCTCTAGAAACCTCAGTTGATGTTCCAGTTGCCTCTCCAAGTGCCAGAGCACTACTAACGAGCATATTCACCTGATTTTGGAATGCATCAGATGCCGATTCCATAGCATCTTCTCTATCTCTATTTGTTAGACGCAATTCAGTTCCATGAAGTATCGCTGGTCCTTTCTCGGATAATCCACTTCCAGTCTCAAATGCCTGTTTCTTCGGCAACGTATTTAATGGGTCAAATCCAAAGTCTCTCGCCATATCAGCAGCAACAAAACCCCATCCAACAAAAGGAATAGCACTACCTAAACTGAGAGCAGCGCCCATAATATCACCTTGAGACGCTCTAAAACCTGCCTCAATAAGAGAAATACCAGTTCCAAGACCAGGGACAAATTTTAAAGATTTTTGTGCTGTCTTTCCCGCAACTTTTCCAGTAAGTTTTTCGGCAGCTTTATTTGTTGCTTTTACACCAGCTCCTGATGATAGACCTTTCTGGAACTTTTGTGAGGTTTTTTCTAATGCTTTCTTATTTGTTGCTTTAGTGGGTGGACCAACTCTAGGTTCTGGAGGTTTGCCAAGCAAATTCTCTAGTATATTGTCAGATCTCCCCAACATACTATCAGTTGATTTACTTTGTAGGGAAGCAGCATCTCTTGAAAAAGCGTCAAATGCACTTTGCCCACCTTTGGATTTCATCACTCTTTCAGTGACTTGCTCAACTGTTCCAGTTCCAAAGTCATTAAAAGTATCAAGAATTTTCAGAGAAGCCTTCTGAAAATCTTCATTTAATTTTTTAATAATTTTAGGAGACTTCTCATCAATATTATAAGCAAATACGTTTTTTGCAGCTCTTCCAAATCCTGATAAAAGTTGACCAACAGACCTACTTTTAGATTTAAAAGCATCTAATAGTGGACCTACAATAGATTTTACTTTATTCTTAAGAAGTGCTCCGAAGAGTGTTTCTAAAAAAGAAGAATCTTTCTTTGCACGAGGCGATCCAGCAAGTCCTTGTAATGCTCTAGTAGTAGATAAGTCTTGCTGCTGCTTTAGTTCTGCTGCACGCGATGCCGCTTGACCTTCATCTACAACTTTCTTCTGAAAATCTCTTTGTTGTTGAAAAATCTCTAAGATTGTATCAAATTTTGATCCAAGTAACTCATTTTGATCTACGATCAATTGCTGAGTGTTTACTAGGTCAGTTTTTACGCTAGATAATTCACTCTTGATCTGCTGCATACTATAGTCTAAGACTGTAAATTTAGACTGTAGTTGCCTACCAAGAACTTTAGAGACGTGTTCTCTAACTTGTTCATCCTTTACTGGAAGAGAGTCATCATCTTTTAAAAGTTCTTCCTCTGCTTTTTTTACTTCCTCGTCTGCCTGTTTCTTCTGCGGTTTTAGATCGGCAAACTGTGCCTTAAACCTAGCATTCTTATTTGATGTTCTATCTGTGGTAGCGAACTTTCTCCTTGGATCAAAGTTTCCAAGTGTGCGATTATAAAGGTCTCCACCAAACTCATGCTGCAAAGCACGAGTGAACAATGATCCACCTTGTGCTCTCTCCAGTCCCTCTGCTTCTCTTCTTTCTCCCTCTTCCTTAGCATTCCCAGCAGCATTCAGCACCTTGCTACTAAGACCTTGAGCAAGTGCTGTTGTCAAACTTCCAGAAAATGTTTTTAGGAATCCTGCTGCCACTACTTATTCTTTGCTGCTTCTTGTTTTTGCTTGACTTCTTCAAGGTATTGCATGAGGAAGGTTGTATATACTTCCCTCTCCCATGGCATCCAGTTTTCAATCTCCGTCAAGCTATATTTATGGTACTGCATCAAAGCAAAATTCATCCTGTAATACCCCTCCAGATTATTCTGGAAGAGTGCTATGCGAAAAAACTCTGTAGACCCTCAATTGTGTAGTTAGAGTCTTTTCCAGTTTTTGGATTGACTACCGTAAACTGATGTCTCAGTTTTGGCGCAGTGGCATAGAATTGCTGCACTTTTTCAAATTGTTTTGTAGTAAGAGTGTCTAGAAACTCTCTAAACTCTTTTTTACTAGTAGTAGAGGAGTCGTAAACATCTTCACCATCAAAAATTTGATCAATTGAATCTGCAATGAATTCGTAAACCTCTTCGGTCTTCATTTCCTTCTGTAGAAACTCCCTATCTACGAATTGTTTCATACTAGGGTAATTCATGATAATACCAGATTCTTCTGTAAACATGATTTTCCTATCATGTCCCTCTGGTCTAAAAACTTCAACTTCGTTGATATTGATGTTTGCCTCAACCGTAGTTTCGTTGTCATCTAGACATGTAACGGTCAAAGTGATGATTTCTCCAATGGATGCTGCTCTGATCTTCAAAAACAGATATTCCAGATCAAAACTAGGTAGAGTTTCTACCTTAACACGAGAAATGACGCAATTTTTGATTAAATCCTTTACAGCACTTGTAATCTGCTTTTCATCTTCAGATTCTAATGCCAATAGTAGAACTTTTTCTTCTTTTACTAGAAAAGGACGATATTTTACTGTTTTTCCAGTAGAAGGTAATTCCAACTCAAATGTTGGATACCCAATTTTTGGCAATGCCATAATATTTACCTCAGGTCATATGTATATTTAGAGCGACTTTTTTGACTAAAAATTAGCGGAAAAATTTTTCCGAGTTTTATAGAATCAAAAAATCAATTTTCCTCAGCATAAGACTTATTTCTTTCTTGATCAAACTTAGAACCATATGATACTGTATGGCGTGTGTAGTATAAGTTCACTGTAAGTCTAGTAACTTGAGAGGATCCATATGCCAGAGGAACTGCATCAATAGAATATGGATAGCAATTCTCCAACATATACATTAGAGGTGCTCTATGATTAGATCCTTTTACAGATGGTTCTGTCTTAATAATCTTTGCAGTACATGTATACTGACTAGGATATTGCAACCTATTAACACGGTTTGTTGGTAGTGGATTCATTCCTCTAGCACCGTCAATAGTTCCATCATGAGCAACTTCAGTTTCTCCAAAGATGTAATTATACCACGAATTAAAGAATTTCAAGGGAACAGTATTTGCATCTAGTAAAAATCCTAAACTCAAATCTGTAAAAATTCTCGTATGTGGATATGAGATGGGACCTTCTCCCAAATGCCTACCAGTTATTTGTGCAGTTCCAGACTGCACATTAGGAAGTTGCGCCTCATCACACAACATTGTTACAAGGTCTTTGTCATTAGCGTAATTTTTTATGAAAGAGGCATCCTTTCCAGAAAAATTAAACTCAACATCAAATCCAGATGACAGGGACATACCTCCCTGAGCACCTATCTTCTTCATGAATTCATTGATCTTTGTTACTGCCACTGCTAAATATACTTGTGGGATCTTATATATTTATGGCATACTCTGGACTGTACAAACCAGTCAATCCAAAAAAGTATCGCGGCAATCCTACTCGCATTATCTATAGATCATTATGGGAACGAAGGTTCATGGTGTTCTGTGATAATAATCCCTCAATTTTAGAGTGGGGTAGTGAAGAAGTTATTATTCCATATCGTTGTCCAACTGATGGACGAGTACATAGATACTTCCCTGATTTTTACATCAAAGTCCGTGAGAAAACGGGAAGTGTAACGAAATATATCATTGAAGTAAAACCCAAGAAACAAACACAACCACCGAATGACAAAAACAAAAGGACTGCTGCCTATAAACGGGCTGCCCTGACGTTCGTCAAGAACCGTGCCAAATGGGACGCTGCTCAGGACTTCTGTGAGGATAGGCAGATGAATTTTTTAATCCTAACAGAAGATCACTTATTCTAGGTAAAGAGCAATGGCACAAGGATTTGCAACAATCCAGCGCAACTCAACGAAAGAGAACACTGGATACACAACCATCTTTGAGAAAGTAACAGAGATGACTGGCGGTGAGAAGCAAAGTTATAACTGGTATAAGAACGCCGTCAAGAAACTATCATCCGAATACAAAAAAGACCCATCAAAAGTTGTAAGACAGGAAAAGATAGATCAAAGAGGACAAGAAGACGAACCAGATTCAAATTTACTAAGAAGATATGCAGTCTCTGGTCATCTATACATGTTTGAGTATAAGGCAAAGATGAAGTGGTTGCCTTACTACGACACATTTCCTTTGGTTTATGTAATGAGAGCAACTCCTCAAGAATTTTGGGGATGTAATCTGCACTACATGTCTCCAAAGAAACGTATCATGGCAATTAAAAGATTGATGGAAGGTAGAATTGACATTCCTAAGAAATGCTTCCATAAATATTTAACCAGTCAAGTAGATGGTTTCATGCTTGACCTTGCCGCTTCAGAATGGGACACTGCCATTCTATTACCACTTGAAAACTTTGTTCGTAATGTAAAAGGTAGTCAAGGCAAGTTTCCTTACACTAAAGAACTTGTGTGGGAGGAGACAGACGAAAACTACTACGATCGCATCAAAGGAAGGAGAGTAATACGTGGATATGGTAAACAAAGAGACACAGAGATGGTGAAGTAATGGGATCATCATATGTACAACCACAAGGTACAACAGAAATTGGAACTTACGGAACCAATAACTCTGTTTACTATAATAAAGACACCGATACTTTCTACCTATATGATGTAAATGCTGCGGCTTCGTCACAGATTGGTGCAGGTTCAAAATTTGAGGAGGTAACTGATAAATCAACTATAAGAAAGTTGCAAATTCAGTTTGCATCTGAACGTAGTAGTACTAGTGTAGATACAGGTCTTGGACAGATTAGTTCAGGACCTTTAAGTAATCCAAGTAGCACCACAGAATTTGACACATATATCAGGTATCCTAACGGAGTTACGCTTGATATAGACACAGATTATGTTCTGTTTCAGTTTGGAAAATATGTACCCCCATTTAGTCAACAAGCTGCTAACAATAACACAATTAATCAATACGAATCATATAATGCATCCACCAATGAGATGACAGACCAAACCGTAAAGGTTAAAGCATGGTCTGGAGAGAGTTATGATATTGGTAGTGTTGTTTTACCAATGCCACAGGATCTCAGTAATGAACAAAAGCAAAACTGGCAGGGAAAATCTTTTACAAGACTAGGGAAGTCTGTCATCGCAGCAGCTGCTGGTGGTGACATGAGTAAAATTGGATCTACATTTAAAGATGTATCAGGCAATGCAAAAGCAATTCAGACAGCACTTACAGCAGGTGTTTTGAATGCAATTCCAGGTGTTGGTGGTAACATCACATTCAATGACATCGCTGGATCAACTAGAGGCATTGTCTTAAACCCAAATGCAGAAGTTCTATACGATTCTCCAGATCTGAGAGAAATCGGTATGGTATTTAAGATGTATGCTCAATCCGCAGAAGAAGCAAAACATATTAAACTAATATGTGATACGTTTAGAACTGCTTCTCTACCTAAATTTGGTGCTGAAGGAAGCATAAGTGTCGGTGGAGATGCTGATTTAGCAGGAGATAACTTCTTGAGAGTTCCTCTACTATGTAAGTTTAGTTTTATGAGAGGAGGAGATACTAACAAGTGGATACCTCAATATAAACCATGTGCTATCACCCAGGTAGAAGTAAACTATACTCCCGATGGAACCTATGCTACATATGAAGATGGTTCTCCTGTTGCAACCGAGTTATCAATCAAGTTCATTGAGACTAAACTCATCTTTGATAACGAAATAGAAAAAGGATTCTAATGTATTTCTCTCTCATCCCAGACATAAAGTACGATCAAAAACCGATCAGTTATCCATTTTCTGAGTCGGATTTTGTTATCGCAAAGAATTTCTTTAGAAGATATCAGGCAAATCCAGATATCTTTGAATACTCAACGTACTATAAAAAATATACGGTAGAGGAAGGAGAAAGAATAGAAAACGTAGCACAGAAAGCATATGGTAATCCTTTCTATGACTGGGTGGTAATTCTAACAAACAATATTATAGATCCATTGTTTGCATTCCCTCTTGACTCATATACATTGAGACAAGCAGTAGAAGAAAAGTATGGAAATATAGAAGCATACTCTGGTATACATCATTACGAGACTAAACAAGTAATCACAGATCAAGTAGTTGATAGGATTCCTGTTGTTGCATTGGACGAAGGTCTAGTTGTAGATGAGAATTTCTATAATTCTACGTTCACATACTGGAATGGTGATCAATACTTAACTGTTGCAGGAAATACTGTATCAGCACCTGTATCAAACTACGACTATGAAGTAAGTGAGAATGAAAAGAAAAGAGAGATCTTCATTCTTAGAGAAGCATACCTACGCAAGTTCGTAGAAGAATTTAAAACCAGATCAATTTACGGAGAGTCTTCGGACTACATCTCCAAGAAACTAAAAAAGGTCGCAGTTTAGTGCGACCTTTTGAGTGAAAAATTTGCCAGAAAAATTTTTCCAGATTTACCAATCGTCATCATTGAATTTCAGATTCTCTTGATACTCTGCATTTTGTCTGCAGTATCCATGAACGTCCATCTCCATCTTTTGATGAGCATCTAGATGAATGCTCTCAATGACAATAAAAATCCCAAGCAGACCAGCGGGGAGTAACCATAGTTGTGAGGAGCAACATGCAATGCACCACTGCTTCCACTTAGGATTGCATTCATTTTTCATGACAGTAAAGTAAACCACTCATAGGATTTGGTCGGCAAACAAACGCTGCCTTTTGATTCATCATACCAATCATAACAAATAACTGGGCAATCACAACCAATGCTAGGGCATTCTTGCCCAGATACTTGTTAAGTTTCATTAGAACTTGAAGATACTAAGACTATTTACACTATCTTTCTCGTTAGAAGTAATGAAGAGACCTTCATCTTCTAGAGCAAGGAGTCCTTCAGGTGCTTTACCTGTAGGGAGAATCTGTAGCATCTTAGGAGCAGATAGATCAGTGATGTCATAAACACCAACTGCGTTTGCTCTCTCAGCACCTACGAACAGCATACGAGTGCCACCATAGGTTCCAACCGTGACGGATTCAGGTTCAACACCTTTCTTCTCAGCACGCTTGTCGTTCCAGTAACCTGCCTTTGCGAGAGTATTCTCAAAGGTGTTACCCGAATCATACACTACTGTGCCATCCTTATTCCAGATTGTAAACCCTCTGGAACCACCACGCTTGTGCTCACCACGACGCTTCAGTTTATAGTCACCTTCATTAGCAGTAGCAAAGTGATCGTTGTCAATCCAAGCAACAGCATCAGGCTCACGACGTACACCCTGACGAGAACCAACAGGCATATAATAACCATCTTTGGTGTCGTCAATATCATAGAGATCTACCTTGCCAGCAGAGAAATTGGAGATGACATTACCACTGGAATCAAGAACAACCATATGATTATTCTCTTGCAGAGTAACAACAATCTCACCTTTGTCATTGACATCAACAAACTCAGGTTCAGGATCGCTAGGAGCAATGCCAGCGAGACCACGAACATCTGCATAATTTACATCACCTTCTTCATTAATAATAGCAACGTCACCTGCTGGGTACTGAGGAATCAGACCTTTGTTGAGGTCTTCGTCTCGTTCATTTTCAATAGCAACAGCAATAAACTTGCCATCGGGACTAATAGACACAGCATCTGGTTGACCAGCAAGAGCAATCTCCTTTACTACTTTATAATCCCACATATCAATCACTACCACCTTGCCCGATGGGTTCGTGAAGGATGATGAGGTGTTAACAGCCGCAATCGCATATCCATCGTGGATTGCCACGCTGGTTGGTTCACCGCCGACATCCACAGAAGTGATAGCGGAAGGGTTAGAAGGGTCAGAAATGTTAACGAAGTCAACACTTCCTTTATCCGAATTGGTGTATGCGAGGACTTGTCCATTGGATGCAATAATCTCAGCAGCGGAATCTTCACCTACTCCATACTGACCGACCTGCTCAAAAGCAGGTCCAGCGATAGCAGAAGAAAGGGCGGAAATATCCGCCCCAACCAATGCTCCACCAACTGCTACTGGTAATGCTACCAGTTTGAGGAGCTCAATAATCATATCAAAGACCCTCCACAGCAGCAAGGGACTTCTGGCGAAGCTCTTCAGGGAGAGGAACATAACCCAGAGAATCTGAAGCGCCTTGTGCTTCTTCACTTAGCATGTAACGAAGAGCGGGCTTGACATCCTCAGTCTTGTGACCAGGCTCAGCAAGGATCCAGGTCAGAGAGACGATAGGGAATGCGTTAGCACCAGCAGGGTTAGCATCAGTACCACGTAGTTTGCTGTCCAGAACGATCTGGGACAGACCAGCAGCAGAGGTCTCAGCATTTGCTTTCACATAGTTGCCTGCTTTGTTTTGGATAGCAGCCTGTTGGAACTTGCCACCAACAACATAACCATAGTTCAAGTAACCAATCGCACCAGGGGTGTTCTTGATGACACCAGCAACACCAGAGTTACCCTTTCCAGCAACAGTACCAGCAGCAGGCCAGTTGACCGACTTACCACGTCCTACTTTGTATGCCCAAAAAGGTGAGAAAGCAGAAAGAGAGTTGGTGAAACCAGCGGTCGTGCCCGAACCATCAGAGCGAACAGCGACAGTGATAGGACCTGCAGCACAACCGAGTTGCGACCAGTTATCAATACGTCCATAGAAGACCTTAGTAAGTTCTACTTGGGAGAGTTTGAGATCACAACCAGGCTTATTGTATGCAACGGCGATCGCACCGCCAGTCATAGGAATCTGAACCATCTCACGGGAGATGCCAGCAAGTTTCTTATCAGAAACTGCCTTATCAGACGCACCAAAATCAGTAGTGCCTGCTTTGTATTGTCTTACACCAGCACCAGACCCAACTGCCTGGTAGTTGACTTGATTACCAGTCTTAGCAGCGTAGTCCGAGAACCACTTCTGATAGATTGGTGCGGGGAACGATGCACCAGCACCGTTCAGTCTTGTCTCTGCTTGTGCAGCAGGAGCAGCCAGGGCAAGTGCGCCCAGAGCAAGTGCAGCAATTTTCATTTGAATATC